CGTGGTGGGTCAGGCCCATCGTGCGCGAATAGGCTCGACCGATTCCGGGTTGTCCGGATCTGCCGGTGGGCTCGCCGCCTACTTGATCGGCTTGGCTGCCGGCAATCTTTTTGCGGCGAGCACGAGTCTCTTTCTTTGCATCATCACCGCCTTCACCATCGAAACTGATGCTTGGAGCGCTAATGATCTCCCAGTTGTACCGGTACGCAGTGCCGTTTGCGATTGGTGTGGCGGTACCAAATTGCACCTGCGACTGAGGCGAATACGCCATGGACGAAGCGTCGTCTACATCGGAATCAATGCTTGGTGCTGTAAAAGGATTTGGCCTGCCTGAAGTGCCTTGGTGACGTAGCGCCTGCGAACCACCAATTAAAACGGTGTTTGAGATGGGGTTCGGGCTGTTCGATCCTGTCTTAGATGACCAGAACAGGGCGTATTCATCGGTATTGATGTTGTTAAGAGCAAACGTTCCAAGGCGAACGCCAGCAATTTCAGGCGGTTGCGCCAGTCCGTATTGGCCGACGACGTAGATGCCTTCAAATGCGCGGTAGGTGCCGTAGGAGTACACGCGGCTCCAGACCAGCGCTGGTGCCAGTGTTAAACCGCCTGTGCCGGTGGCGGAGTCATACCTGCCAAACGGAATAGGGATCGCTTGCCCGTATTCGGCAAGTGATGCAATGTTGTCGAATGATGAGGTTTGATTGAATCGTGTAGGTCCGATTTGATCTTTCAGTTCACGCTGCTTGATGCGCCTGTCGGATATTGCGGGCGGCTTTGGTGCCAGCAGAAGGCTGGCGGCTGTTAGTGCAATGCCGATTGCCAGGTTCGTGAGAATAATTGTTGTTGCGCTTTTGGCTGCCGACGCTGCGCTAATTGCTGATACAGCGGCTATAGAACCAGATACAGGATCAAAGATTGCGTAGATTTCTGGGATGTGTTCGTATTCAGCAGGGCGGATGTATGCCTGCTGCGCGGCGTAACGAACAAAAGTTTTGTATTCTTCCTCGCTGCAGCCCAGCGCTTCGATCAGCGCGATTTCATACGGTAGGAGCGGCGGATCGTAAGGCTTGCCGGCGGCTTCCAGTCGACGGTCAAGGTCAACGGGTTGATGAATAGGATGCCACGCTGCCATAGGACTCCAAATGTTGGTGGCGTCGCCGCAAGCAATACGATGTCCCCATCGTACTCGGGGCAGCCTATGGGTACACAGTATGCCCTGATCTCAGTGATGAGTTGGCGGGGAGTTAGCCCGTACCAGTGGGCGCTGACTGCAGGAGGGTCTTTGCCGAGGTTTTGCAGCACTTCCACCACGAGGTGGATGCAGTCGTCTTTGCCGTATTCGTAGGCACGTCCGATTAGATGGCTACACACGAACAGCGCTGGTAAATGGAATGTTGCCGACAGAACGGCGTGTAATCTTGCGGGCCGGGATGTTGGAATCAACTGCGTCCAGCACACTGTTCAGTGCAATCTGGATGTTGGTTTCATCCCATCCGCCAGTGGAGCACACGCCCCAGTAGGAGTACAAAACTCTGGCAATGTTTGCTTCTGACCAGAGAACTGTTGTAACTTTGCCTACCCACAAATTTTCTAGGGCTTGTGTTGCCCAATTACGGGTAATATCGGTATTGGCTAGTTGAATTGTTGCATCTAAATTATCGCCTTTTAAAGAGGCAACTGCTCCGCCAAAGCCAAACGGCAAATAGCGATAGCCTTTGCTGCTGTAGTTGATTTGATCGCCGATTCTAAAATTCTGAAAAGTGAACTCCGTCTCTTGCCCGGCAGGACCGACTTCAAATAGATGGCCGTAATTGAATTCCATCAGATCCGGAGCCTCCCGCGTGCAGCGGAGCTATTGGTCAATGTGCGCATGGCGCGGCGTTCACCTTGGATGGCCCCCTGCTGTGCGGCCTGTGCCATACCAGCCTGGAACTGATCAGCGGTGACGTAATCCACGTTGTTGATGCGCTCCACGCTGTAACGCACGTCGATTGGTTCCATTGTGGCCGCACCTGCTGCTGCCAGCGATGCAGCGTCACCTTCTGCTGCAGCGGCTGCACTGCCGGGGGTTGAACGGTAACGCTTCATTGCACCATCCAGGCGAGCGGCAACACCAAGCTTGCCGTCAGCGCCACGCTTGAGCGGCATGATCGCCTCAGGGCCAGCTTCGCCCATGACGCCATTGTTAAAGGTGCCGCCATCTGCGTATTTGAAGAAGGTCGGCTTGGTGACGATGCCGCCCATAGCGAAGGGCTGAATGCCATTGGCTGCGTAAACATTTCCTTTGGCGTTCAGCAGGCTTGGACCTGTAAACACTGAAGGATTGAAACCAGCTTGGCCAGTGCTAAAAATACTGCTGTAATTTGGCGCCGTACTGCCACCAAGAAGGCCAAGCGCCCTCATGACAGTTCCATAAAGAATCATTGAAATTTGCTGCGTGATAATTTGCTGTGCCATATCTAAGAAATGCTTACCAATTGATGCCATCAAGTCGGCAAGTGCTTGTTTGGCAGATTTGGAACCAGTAATTGTTTCAGTGAAAGCACTGGAGAATGCTTCACCTATTTGCATGGCACCAGCATATACTTGATTCTCAAGCGAAATCATCTCTTTAAGCTGCTCTCGCATCTCTTGGAATCGCTGCGCCGCTGGCGTCATGAATTCCTGAGGCTGGTACAACTGCTCTCCGCCAAAGCCACCGCCTCCAGCTTGGCCGAATTCAAATACGCCAAGACCAGCTCGACGGCCAGCTTGGCGCATCTGCGAGGTCAGACCCATTGACTCAAGAATTTGGAGCTGCAACTGAAGCTCTTCTGTGATCGTCTTTTCCGCTTCCAGTTGAAGCTCTTTATATTCAATCTGATTTCTAGATATTTCCTCTGCGGTCTTAGACACATCAAGCCCCTGCTTCAAGCCCTGAACACGCAGATCCTCCAAGCGCTCTCTCGTCTCATTTAGATGCGTTTGCTTGATGTCAATCCCAAATTGTTTTTGCTTTAGATCAAGAATTGCAAACTCAATCCTGTCGGCATCGCGACGAACCAGTTCTTGACGCTGCCTTTCAAGCGTCGTCAGCTCTTCAAGCTGAAGCGTACGCAGGCCAACGTCCTGCAGGCGCATTGCATTGCGCAGGTTTTCTTCATAGGCACGCTGCGCTTCACGTGCCGCTTTCTCTGCTTCACGTGCTGCTTTTCTACTGTCACCGCTGTCTGCACCGGCACCAGACAAGTCAACCCCAGTGCCGCCACCGAATTTAGGCGGAACAAATTCAGGGAAAAGCTGTTCCGGTGTAAATTGCGGCTGCCCTGCGCCCATGGCGCCAAAAATTCCACGCCTTATTGCATTGCCTAGTGCAACGCCAGGATTGGCCTGCATTAATTGATAAAAGCGCTGCATAGTGCGCCCAAATGCACCAGCAATTTGCGAAAGAACTTTGAATATTGCGGCGCCGGCATTCACCCAATCTGTAACATATTTTTTAATTTGCGCACTATTCGCGTTAACCCAATTGATCATGTTTGCAAGGAAATCTTGCAATCCAGATCCGGTGCGCTGGAAAAAGCCGCCAAAATTTTCTGCAGCAGTATCAAGCGCGATCTGCAAACGCACGCCAGCTTTCTCCGGCCCTTCTGCGATCAATTGAGCAACATCGTCGTACTCCTCAAACTGATCGGATGCAAATTTCACAAAATCTGCAATTGTTACTTCGCCTTGCTCAAACGCCTTAGAGAGCTCGGGTAGCGTTCTTCCTGTTGACGCAGCAAATTTGGCTACAGCCCCCGGTAAGCGTTCGCCAATTTGACCCGACATTTCCTCGGCGCTTACTTTGCCTTTTGAGAGCACCTGAGTTGTTGCCCTAATTAGAGCATCAAGATCCTGCTGCGATTTACCAAAGGCAACGCCAGAAGCAATGATCCCCCTGTAGATCGCTTCTGTTTCCTTGAAAGTGAGATTATTGGCAGCAGCGGCAGTAGCAACTTGCGCTAAACCTTCAATCGACGGACGCAATCCAACTGCATAGTCAGAGCTAACGGATCGCGCAAGCTGAAGCAACCTGTTGTACTCTTCCTGGCTAGACGCAGCTTGCGCAAGTGTTGTTTTGGCAAGGTTTAATTGGGCGACATATTCCCCAATTGCTCCAGCTTGCTGCCTGAGCATGCCAATTTGCGCGCCAACTGCCGCGCCCGCAAAAGCGCCGCCAACCGTCCCGAGGCCGGGTATTAGAGATCCACCGATAGCTCCCCCTAGGCCACCAAGCAAACCTTCTGGGCCGCCAAAAATACCGCCTGAAATAACAGCACCCGCAGCTTGCACAGCCTGCCCAGCCGTAATACCACGACGCCTCCGGCGATCTCTTGCCTCAAGCTGCCTATCAAATGCAGCCAGCTCGTCTCGGAAACCCTTTTCTCTTACTCGGCCTTCAAGGTCAAGCCCCTCAAGCATTTTATCAATTTGAATTTGATCATATTTTGATTGCAGTTCTACACGACGAATGCGCGCATCTTCGTAGATGCGATTCACGTCATTCATCGCTTGCTGGATTGATTCCTGCGCACGACGGCCAGCTTCTGGAAATGCTTGCGGTCCAATCGGTGTTGGATATGCAGCCTCTTCAACCCTGATGCGGCCAGGCGTTCTGGCGCCAGCGGCAATGATTGCTCCAGTCGCAGGATCCCTGAAGCCGCCAACACCAGGCGCCATTGGGCCTTGCGTTCTGTAATATTCCTGAATTCCCGCAATTTTGTCAGCACGTCGCTCAACGCCAGCCTGAGCAGCATCTAAACGGCGAAACGCTTCTGCGGTACCGGTCAGTTCGCGACGCAATTCACGTTGAATATCCGCCATGCGGTTGGATACTTCAACGTATCGAGCGCTGCCACGCTCTACGTTTGCAAGCTCTCTGCCCAATTCAGAAAGCTGCTGCTCAAGAGCTGCGGTTGTATCTGGTAAACCCGGAAGCCTCGATGGGTCCGCGTAGCCCCCTCTAAAAACAGGGCTTTGAAACGCTTGAAATCCAGCAATAACTTCTGCCCGACCAGTACGGCCCGCTTGTGTTATAGAAAGCAGTTGAATGCGCTCTAATGTTTCAAGGTATTTTTCCGAATCAAATCGAAGTTCAACTAGTCCACGCCTTAGCGTTGCAATTTGACTGCTAAGCTTCTCAGGAGTTGCACCAAAGCCAGCATTTAACGCACGGCTAAACTGCTGAGCCTCGCTTCCAAGACCTGTAAGCTTTGTCTTAACGTTGTCAATATCTTTCCCAAGCTGCGCAAAAGCAGAAGACCCCGGCCTTGTTTGTCTTTGAAGCTCAGTTAAGGCGCGAACCTGTTGCTGCAATGCCTGAGCGTTGCGTTCGGAAGCGGCAGTAGCGCGAAGTATTGACTCGCGCTGTTGATCAATTGCGGCTGTGCTGCCACGCAGCTCAACCTCAAGCGCAGCAATATTGCTTGTTAATTTATTATAAGTTGAAGAGCCAATTTCAGCCTGCCCGCGCAAGCCCTTGAAAGCTTCAAGCTGTCCGCGAATAACTTGCTCAGTTCTGCTGCTTGCGTCACCGAACTCAATAATGCTGCGACGAGCTTTTTCGATTGTTGCGTTTGACGGGCCAATGGACTTTTCAAGCTCGCGAAACGAACTCTTCAGCTTGTCCAGGCCCTCAAAGCCCTGGATGCCAAGCTTGACGAGAATTTCGCTTACCTGTTTAGCCATCCTTGTCCTTGGCCAATTCGCTTAACGCTGCAGCCTCCATTGTCTGGAGGTCTTCAAGCATCTCGCGGCGATTCTCCACATTGTAGAGGTCGAACATTCCGCCGGCCGCAAGCAATACGTCATATCGCAGCCCCATATAGCCGGCCATCGTGGTTGTCCACTGCGTTTGCATCCGCAGGAACATCATCACAATGTCCCAGTTTTCGTCCCAAACTTCAAAATCAGCCGATTCATCACGCGGCTGCTCGGGGAGGACAATGCCAAACACAGCAGCGTCCTCCTTTGTTTTGTCTTCTACCCTCTTGCCGCCGCCTGCCCAGTAGACGGCAGCATCTCTTAGTTTCCCTGGCGGCCGCCCTCAAATGTCTCGGTGTAAGCCTTCAGCACACCACGGATCCAATACGGATCATCGCTGAACTCACGCATTGCCTCAAGCGAAAACGGCACTTCCTTGCCGTCCTCATCAAGGATGCCCTCCCAGCCGACCATGATCACTTTCAGCAGATCAAGCTCGCCCTTCTCGCCCAGCTTCTGAAACTCCTTACGGCCAACCCGCTTGAATTTGGCGTCAAATGTGGCCGTATCAAAAGTGCCGCCATCAGCAGGCTCCTCGATCGACACAGGCCAGCTAAAAATCTTGACCTTTTTACGGACAAATGCCATGCGTAATGCACGCGATACTTCGCCAGCATACACCCAATAAAAAGGGCCGCATTAGCGGCCCCAGGGTTCTCCGTCCGAATCCAGATCAAGTGTAGACCAAGCTGAACTCATCGTTGCCGGCAGTGCTAGGCACGCAGGTGTACGGGATGTTCAGCATGTGGATGCCGTCCTGATCGCTGTAGCTCACATCGCCGATGTCGACTCGCGTGGAGGCAAAATCGATAATGTTGCCAGCAGTTTGGCCATGCTGGAACAGCAGGTTGCCCAGCGTCCCGTCGGTCAGGGCAGCGGTGAAGTAGTTCTTCGCAGCAATGGTCGGCGCTTCGATGGTCACGCTGCCAGTGCTGGCACGATCAGTCAGCAGCACTTGCTTGGTGCAGTTGATCAGATCGCGATAAACCAGCGTGTTGCCAACGTCAAACGACACGGATTGCAGGCAGCCGGCGTAGGACAGCAGCTCAAAGCCAGTCGTGTTGCCATTCTTGAAGACAACAGGCGTAGCCTGATCGCCGTAGGTCACCGAAGGCAGTGCCGTATCAGTCGGCGTGTTGTAGATGCCGGTGAAAGTGAAATCAATTGTGGGGATTTCGCCAACGGCACCGTTGATGGTGAACGTACCGCGAGCGCCGGTCACCTTATGCAGCACACCATCAACGTTGTAGTAGATGGTGCAGCTACCAAAGCTGGCGCTCACAGGAGCGTAGGTGACGCTGGTAGTAGCAACGATGGTCTCGCTCATGCCGCAAGCAAGCAGAGCTTTGCCATAACGAGGAGCAGTACCAGCAGTGCCAGAACCAGCAAGCTCAACGCTGAAGGTGCATTCAACGCGAGTGTTAGCCAGAAGTTGCTCAGATGCACCCAAATAAGGGCGCACAAGATCACGGCTTACAACATCACTCTGCAGGGGGGTGATGTTCAGATCGCGAACCAGAACGGCGTCGACGCCGGTCGGAGTCGGATCCGTCCCGTAAGTCGATTCCGTCTCCAGCAGAATCAGACGTTTCCGAGTTAGAAGGGGCATTGGAAATTACCTCTTGTGGAACAGGTGGCAGCGTCCGCTTAACGAGAGTGCGGATGCCTGTCTCGGGGTCAAGGATGTACGAGCCACCTTGCCCTTGAAACTCATCAATCACTGTAAATCCGGTGGCTTATCAGACTCTACGTCGCCAAACTCGCAACACTAGTCCGATATTGGACAATATAATCATTGAAAATTACACCCGCAGGCTGATCGGCGTCCAGCATGTTGTACGTCACCTCATCGGGCTGTACGTCGATCGCATAGCCGCCAAGCGTGAGATCAGCCACCATTTTGGCGTGCATGCTCTCGATAATCGGGTCCGCAAGCTGGTCCGGTACATCGCCGCGCACAATCACCGTCACACGCACACGCATCCGCCAGTCAAGCGTTGGCAAGCTAGTGTTCTGCGTTGGCGTATCACTAATTGGCTCGATCACGATTGCAGGCGACTCGGCGCGCTGCATCGCAGTCACCCGACTCCGGTACACGCGGCCGTTCACGCCTGCTGTCGTCGCAAGCGCTGTAGCAATCGCGCTCAGAATCTGTTCGCGCTTAGTGGTCATTAAATCCTCGCTTCGGTAGCGGACCAAACGCGCCAGGATCGACCTGCTTGGTCACAATTGATTTCGCTCGATAATAAATATAGCTGTCTGTTTTCCCGGCTTCCTCCAGCGCTTGCATGACCTTGACCCAGTTTTTGAATGTGTCGCGGTCCATGACTTCAATCGCAAGCCATTGCAATAGTGACTGACGCGCCACTTTGGATTGCCGTAACCGTAGACCTTACATAGCGAACAATTCTTGGCGAATAAAAATGTGCATCAACTCCAGACTCGCTGTGAGACTTTGCTTCATCAAGGGAAAACCAACTTACGCCATCGAGACTACCTTCGTCATCAACGGTGACATTCCCTGCGGTCGTAGTGTGAACAAATGTAAAGCTGTTGCCCGAAACCTCAACGGCAGGCGTCGACCCAGTAGTAGTAAGCGTACCAAGCGCCACTATGTTTTCACGTCTGCTAGCCCAGCTTCCGTAAATCTCGGGCACGGCTACACCTTCATCAACATTACTTCTGTAATTTTACCGTCATCTACAAGGCTTGGGTTCCGCACCTTGTACGACGCGCCGTCCACAGTCACCGTATCGCCACTTAAGAATTCGTTAAACACCCCACTGCGCACGGTCAGCTTGTAGTCCGTGCTCAACACCACGCCGTCTGCCATGATCTCGCTTGGCATATCCAAAATGCCAACTCCAGTCACGCCTTCATGCACGACAGGTACTCCAAAACCCTGAAGGTCAAAAAATACGCTCAGGTCTTCGGTGAATGCCATGCAAACAGCATAAAGCCCCAGGTCGCCGAAGCAACCCAGGGCCAATGCAGTACGGTTATCAGCCGTACTTCTTCACGCCAACACCGTTGATGGAGTAGATGTGAGTCGACGTCGAGGTGGTCGACACGGCCTTGATCCAACGCTTGGCAGCGCCCTTGGGGAACACCAGATACTGCTTAGAAGCAGAAGTGCTCACCTGAGTGAAGGCCACAGCCGAAGAAGCAACTTCAGAGCCACCGCGATAGAAAGCGGTTGTCACATCGCCATAGCTACCGCCTTCGGTATCGCTCGACTGGATTTTGACGTCCAGAGTCGAGGTGCCACCATTGGCAACATCAAGAACGATCACGAGATCACCCTCGTAATCATTCATGTCAATGGCAGTGCCATCAAGGTTGGAAGTACGGGAAGCAGTAGGAGCCAGAGCAAAATGCTGCAGCTTCTCCAGACCGGTAGAAAGAATGGTCATGATCAGTCCTTAGTAGGGAATTCAGAAGTCACAGTCTTAGCCTTCCGCACTGGCTTCACAACCGGCGCAGGAGCGGGCTCTTCCGTCACCTCAACAGGTGCGGGCTTCACAGCGGCAGGTGCAATAACAGCCTTACCGCTACCAACCAAAAGATTGCCGTCAGCCTCATTGACCTCGACAAAGGAGCCAGCCGGAACTGGCTCCCCCGAGATCATGACTTGACGCAGGATCTCGATCCTCATGATCAGGTGCCGAGGCAGAAGGCGCCAGGCTGCTTAACAGCCACGTCCACGTCCTGCAGTGCAATTACGCGAACGGTACCAGCAGTAGCGCCGGCATAGGGATCAACGGTCAGATCCAGGCCAGACCACATGCCCATGATCATCATGGAGAAGTCGCCGAACAGCGCATCGTTGTTCTGAAGCTGGTTGGACACGATCACGGGGTAACCGTTGATCTCGTTGTCCTCGAACACGAACATGCCAGTGTTAGTGGCTTTCTCGGTCGACTTCAGAGCACCGCGAGCAGCAGCGTTGATGATGTAACGCAGGCTGCCGGCATCAGCGTTAGCAGATGCCACATCGGTTTCCATGCCGATGTACTCAGCAAAAGTACCGAAGGTGGTGATGGTCTGGCTGCCAATACCGGTGGTATTGGTCAGGCCCAGGGGCTGGTTGCTGGAGCCGGTGCCGTAGATGGCAGCGCGGTCGAGCTCAAGAGCAATCACGCGAGCAAGATCGTTGCGGATCATGCCTTCCACATCGATCGAGGACTGCAGCAGCAGACGACGGCTGTAGTCAACAAAAGCACCCACAGTCTTGGGGGTCATGTTGACCTGATCGATTGCCTGCTGGCTTTCGGTCGGCGAACCGTTCTCACCCACCCAGTAGGCGGTAGCAGCAGAGGTCTGACGGGGGATGCTGATGTTGCCCTGCAGCCCGGTCAGCATGGTCACGCCAGCCTGGGCCAGTGCCAGACGGTTGCGCAGCAGGTCGATGAACGAACCAGCCAGCAGCTCATCAGCAACCAGGTTGCCACCAGCGGTAGGAGTACCCACCACCAGATCACGACGCAGCACCTCGTTGGGGATCACGATGCCGTTGGAGGAGCGCTCATATTTCTGAGCAGCAGCCTTGCCGACTTCGATCTCGAACTCAGCAGCACGACGAGCGGAGCTGTCGCTGGGGTTAGCGAGATAGTTCAGCGCACGAGCGAAGCTGAACGAACGGGTCTCCTTATCGGAGAGGCCAACGTCATTAGAGGTGACGTCAGCAGAACGAATGACTTGTTCCACAGGTTGAGTACCGAGTTTTTCGAGGACAGCAGCACGAGCTTCATCGATGGTGCGACCACCATCAATCAGTTCACGTGCAAGGTCTTGCATCTGGTGCTTATCGCCCAGTGCGCTGATGGCGGCGATGCGGGTACGCTCGGCCTCGACGGCCTCGGACCGGATCACCTCCAGATCTGGAGTCTTTTCCATTTCAGGTTCAGGTGCTGGTGATGCGGCTGGGGCCGCTTGAACAACGGTCTCATCAGTTAGAGACCTGCCGATTCCAATCGTAGGGTCAGCAGGTATAGAGACCACACTGACTTCGTAAGGCGACCATCGGGTTGCCACGAAGTCATCTCCGCGCTCTTCCATCTTGTCGATCGAATAGCCGAAGCTGATGCCGCGCAAAATATTATCGCGGACATCATCAAGCACTTCTTGCGCAAACTTGTTACGCGAGAAGCGCACCTTTACGTAGCCACGCTTCTTCTGCCCATCAACCCAAGCGCGCTCCACAACACCCACAACGCGGTCGGGATCATGATTGAACAGCAGTGGTGCGCCATCGTTCAGCCGATCCAGGTTTGCGGCATCCATCTCGTGGCTCAGCACTTCATTGCCGAAGTACCGCATCACCGGATACTCAGAGCTGAACGGAAACTCAAAGCTCCGCTCTTCTTCCAGCGCACGGAATGAGGTCACCTCGGAACGCTGGAACTTGCCGCCCTCAGTCGCGCGAATCGGATCGATCTTGGTCAAGGTGCTGAAGCGATGGCCCACCATCGTCTCAGTTGCCTCGCCATCCCGATAGATCCGAATCAACGCAGCCGGATCCTCCTCACTTGCATCAATGCTGAATTCAGTCCCAGGCACACCCAAAGTGCCCTCGCGCATCACATGCTCAATGCGACCACGAGCGCGGCCGCCGGAGCTGTTCCATGAAACAAAATCACCCTCTTTAAGCGCATCGGGTGCAGCGCGTTTTTCGGTCACAGTTTCGACCTCAATTTCATCTACTTTAGAGCGCTCACCTGTTGCCTCTTCAAATTCAAGCGGCTCATAATCACGCTCACGCAGCCATGCACGCGCCTCGGCCGCAGTGAAATCAGCAAGCTTGAACCTGATCGCTTGCAGCTCAGCGCCGCTCTCTCCGGTCTTGATCCCGAAAATAAAATCAACCCCTTTGCCGGCTGCGTTATTTCGGCGACGGAAACGGTCGTACTGCCCCGGATCACGCAGCCTTGCAGCATGCTCATTTGGATAAGGACGACCCTCCTCCATCTCAGGCGACTCTTCCATCAGCCGCTCTGGAATAATCCAGAACTTACAAACGCCCTCAGGAGCAATGTCGCCGCTCACGATCTCGCAAGCGCGCGGCCCCGCATAGAACACGCAATTTGCGCACACCATGCCATCACCCGCAAACGGGCTTTCGGCCATGTAATGCGAACCATGCGGTCCAGCATCTTGACCAAACTGGCCAAGCTCCTCCGCAATCTCCTCGTAAGCCTCATACAACTGCACCTGTGGCGCAGTCAAATCAGGCGTTAACTCACGGTCAGAGTCCATACGGGCCACAAGTGCATCACTCCATGTTTTACCCGAGTCACCTCCCCACGCTGCCCATGCAACACGGCCAGGCGATGGATACCCTTCTTCACCCGGACTGAACCCTTCGGCTTGCTTGTCCACCTCATGACGAGCAAACCATGCACTCATCGTGCGAATGGTCTCATCACTCAGCTCTTCACCGCTCAAAATCTGCCCAGCACGCCGAGCGGCAACCTCGGTGCCGCCTTTGCGCCCTTCCTCCTTCCAGGCCCTATACCTGCGAGCTTCCTCGCGCATTCCATCAGTCGGCATCGCACCCATCAGCCTTCCTCCTGCGGCAGTGGTTGATCAGCCGGCAACATCGGCTGCTCAATAATGTCCCGATCCAATTCAACCCCCAAACGCTCCGCAGCAGCCTGCTCGCGCGCAATTTCAGCCAAATTATCTTCAAAATCACCGCCAAGCTTTGCCACAATTTGCGCCTTGGTCATATAGCCCGCCTGCTCCATTTCGCGGTAAGCCTTCACCTCCTTAAGCGGATCCACCCAATCCCAGCCACGCGCCATCCAACGCGGGGTGTCATAACGCTCAGGTCGCGCTTCAAAGTCATCAAACGGCAGCTCGCCAGCAAGCACTGCCAAGCTCAACCACTCGCGGAATACACGCAGGTGAAAATGCTCAATCAAATAAGCTTGCACAACCTTCCAGTGCTCGCGATCTTCCAGCAGGCTCAAACGACTGCTTGAATAATTTGTATCGCTAAAGTCACGACTCAACGTCTCATACGAGCAGCCAAAACCACTAGCGAATCGACGTACTTTATTCTTAACAAACATCTCAAACTGCTGGTCGGGCGAATCAATATTTGGCACCGTCACGTTTTCGCCCGGCATCAAATACTTGAACATTCCTGGCTCAAATTCACTGATCCGACGCTCGCTCTCAACGTCATCAGCAGTAAGCTCACCCTCCTGATTAGTAATAAAGCCCATAATCGACGCGCCAGCACGCGCTCGAATCACGGCAGCTTCCTCATACCCTTGAAGCTGATGCGCGTCCGCCATCACAGAATGGAACCAAGGCACGCCACGATGCTGTTGCGGCCTCTCCGGGATGAACAAATGGATGACATCTTCCGCCGGCAGGAAGACATGCTTTTCGTTTCGTTGCGGAGCATTTTGAAACCAGTAGTCACCTGGATGGCGCGTGAGGAAGGCGTACCGCACCGGGCGGCCCCATTCGTTAACTTCCACGCCCATCCGCCATTCGTTCCCTTGGGCGAGGGTTGGGCCTTGGTACTCCTCGTCCAAGTAATCAGCCTCAAGCATCTGGAGCGCCAGTGGCACTCGACTTCCCCCGAACGGCCGACGAACAATCCTGAACAGCGCTTCTCCTGACTCAGGCAGAGCGCCAATCGCTAGCCACTCCATCATGTGGAAGCTTTGGCGGCCAGCTACATCGCAATGCTCAGCGCGGCACCACGATGCCCACTTCTGCTCGATCAAGCTGTTCGTGCGCTCATCACGACGGTTGCCACGCAGTAATGCAACCTGGGACTGCATCTTGATGCCGCTGCCGACAACGTTGATCTGCGTTGTTCGCTTTGCCTGTTTTGCGTACGGATTATTCCGCACCATCTCGCGGCTGCGATCACGCAGCTTTTTCAGGCTCGTGCGAATCTCAGCGTCTGCACTGGCTTGCGTCGCCATCCAGTCGCTAGTCAAGCGGCTGATAATTGCACCCGCATAATTGCGGCGCCTCACGGGTGGCAGTGCCTTCGGAATCGGCTGAAGGCCAATACGACGCAAAATGTTGGTGCGGATGCCCATCAGCCGTTACCAAAACGGATAAACAAATTGTTCGGATCACCAAGACCCGATGCAATGATCTTCGCTTTATTCTCGCGAACCACTGTTGCCTTCAGTTGCGACTCAAGCGCAAGCAGGTCAGTCAGGTCGTACCGCTTCAAGCTGCGATTGCCAATCCTGTACTCCTGCGTCGCACCACCCGTCATCAACGAGCGAATTGCAGCCTGAACTGCCTCTAAATCCTTCTGCGCCTGCGTCCGACCATCAAATGCAGCCGGCGACCCCGCATAGGCCAGCGATGCCTGGACCTCAATCTGCCCCCTGCTGTACTCGCTAACCGCACCACCACTGATCGCAGTCAGCACCGCTTGGAAATACCATCCAGTGCTCGCGTCCATTCCGGCGCTGGTCACGGCAGGAATTGTGATCTTCCAGCCATCGCTATACGCCGTACCGGTCGCGGTCACACCCTCGCCCGCTGTATTCAGCCGGAAATAATACGTTAAATTATGCGTTGCGCTCGTTACCGAATTGCCAAACACATCGGTCGTCGCAGCGTCGGTCCACACCACGTCCACGCCGGCTGTTATGGACGGGGGAATCGCCATTCGACTTCTAACTTCAGGCTTCTTGGTACTTTAGCGCCGTAACTCACCACTGCTTCACGAAACTCCGCTTTGGTGTCGCACTCGCTCGCGCACGCTTCGGCTTCTCCTCACGACGTTCAAGCTGATCCCAAATCGTTCGCCTGTCCATCTTCTGGTACAAACGATGCAATGCCGCATACGCATAATTCATCTCGTCCAATGCCTCGTTGGGAGCCTGGCTCTTCTTCACCCACACGCGCTCGGGATACCCGTTCCTAAAACGCAATATCTGCTTCTCGGCTGTGAGCTCCTCGAAGTAGTCAGTGCCGATCGTCGGGAAAAAGTGCAGATATCCCGCCCCAGGGTCATTGTGCTTCAACCGGCCGAACAGCAGCGATTTCACCGTGTCGACACCGACCGGGAACAACTGTGCGCCCTTCTTTAATGCCTTGCCCTTGTAGTCCACATCAACCTTCGTCGCCTTACCCAGCGGTGGCTTGCCCTTCTGCGACATGCCCTTGATCGCAATCACGCCCATCGACGCGCGTTCCCTGCTGTACTGATACACCTCCTGCGTGTGGTGGCCGCCAGAGTCAATCGCGCAACACAGCACCTTCATCTCCTCGCCAGCCTCATTCACGTAAGGCTTCTGCAAAATCTCGTCCAGTTGCTTCCACACTTCCGGCCTCGATGGGCTGCCATACAGCTTCACCCGATCGATTAGCCAACCCTCTTCCTCGCGGCCCCAGCCCCACACGCTCAAGCTCAGCCGGTCATCCTGCACGTCACAACCGATCGTCAACGCCAGCGCCTCCACTGGTGGCACGTACTGCTGATACTGCTCTGCTGCCGCGCGATCCAGCAGATCACCAGCACCGACCTTCGACGCATACTCGTCCTCCCACGTCTCTCCCAGCACCGTATTCACAAACGTCTTCAACTGCTCTGCATCGTTCTTTGCATCCAAGAATTCCTCCACCAGGTTCGGCCACGTTGCATTCGGGCTGTAGCTATACGCCGCCCAGATATGAAACCCCACATGCTTCCCATTCCCTGGTGCAGTAGCGCGCCACTCGCCGCGCTCTACCATCCAACGCTTTTTAGAATGTGGAATTATTACACCGCATGACTCGCAGCAATACCCCGCTGTGCTCGGGTCGCCATCAGTCCATCGAATGTTCGGCCATTTCAGGTACTGCATATGACCGCAATCAGGACACGGGACGAAATAGCGACGCTGATCCGTCTGCAGGAACATGCGCTCCACGCGGCTGAAGTCCTTAACTGTCGGCGTGCTACCGGACACAATTGTGCGATTCCAGTAGTACTCCGTCCGTCTGATACCAAGCTTGATCTGGTCACCTTCCGCGCCTGCTGATGCCGGGTAGCCGTCGATCTCGTCAAACAACACCACCCTTCTGCTCACACGCCTAAACCCGCGCGGGCTATTGGCGCCGACCATGCTCAGCGTTCCACCTGGAAACTGCTTCTGCAAAATCGTGTTCGCGCCATCTTTCGCCTTCGACTCACTCACCAATCCCTTCAAGCACGGCGTATCACGGAGCATCGGCGCAATCTCCTCCTTCGAGTAGCCCTGCGCATCCTCGATCGTCGGCTGCACCAGCATGATCGGGCACGGATCCTGGTGAATGTGGAATGCAATCGTGTGATTCAAAATCTTCGAGTACCCCACACGAGCACTCTTCATCACTGTCACCTGCTCAACCCTTGGATCCGTTATTGCATCCATAATTCCCTTTTGATAGGGCAAAGTGTGCCATCTACCGCCTTCTGCGCTACTTTCTGCGCTTAAAAACGCATAACGATCCGCCCACTCGCTCAACGTCAGCTTCTCCGGTGGCTTGAACGCCTTGTACGCCGCACGCTCCAGCCTCAGCAGGTTATCTTCATTCATCGCCGACGCTCTCCGACAGATCTTCCAGGGTTTCGCGAACAATATCTTCCAGCATTGACACCGCATCTGTGTCCAGATCCGGGATCCTTTGTTTTGCTTTTGTCGGTATTCCTAAGATTTTGGTCCTAGCTAACGTCACAATCTCCACCCATTTCAGCTCTACTTCTTCTGCTTTTACCAAAACGCCTTCTTTCTGCTTGCGATCAAGCTCCAGTAGTTCCGCCTTCAGGTGCTCAGTTCTCGCACGCGACTCGTCATAGTCCGGGATCGATTCCTCGGTCTTTGCCATGCGCGGCCTGGCAGCCGGAAACGCTTTTTGTCCAGCAGGCGGTTTTGGACCTCTTCCTATGCGCCGCTGCGTGTTTTTTGCCCAGTGCTCGCGCATGGTCTCGCTATTTACAAGCTCACGACCATCTGCCGTCCGCACCACCGGCAACCGCCCCGTCTTCACTGCTGCATAGACCGCTTCCGGTGTCACACCCAGCGCTCTTGCCGCTTCGGATCTCGTAATCAATGGCATAAAGAGATACTACACACAATGTTCAGTTAGCGTAAAGCAAAATCTTGTGATATAATTCCCGGCTTTTTCGAAAGCGGACGGGGTAGGGGGCGCATTGTTTAACGAATAGAAAATACTTTGAAATATACTGCCTAGCCCTATGGAGCGATTCGAATTACCT